TAGTTTTCTTAGTTTCTTCTCGTAATCTTTTTTCTTCTTCGTCTAAATTCATAAACCATTGAACTACAGATATTAAGCCCTGTACTACCATAGCAAATATACCAATCCAACCCATCCAAGTCATAAGCTTCATACCCCATTCAGCAGTAAAAGCCATTGCTCTTTGCTTCTGTTTTTCGCCCCATAATACTAAGGCAGTAGTTGCTTTGTTGACGGCTTGTTTCTGATATTCACCTTTAGATACAATACCTACTTGTTTTCCTGTTGATTGTCTTAAAGCCGCTTCTTGTTGTATTAAGTGACGTCTAAATGCAGCTCTTTCTTGGATATTAAATTTCTTATAAATTCCTGTCTTATCTCTCATATGACGTTTATATGCCGCAATTTGTCTTGCGTTTAATTGATTATCCCCACCTTTAAAAGATTTAACTCCTAAGCCTCTGAGCCCTTTTGCAGAAGTCTGTCTGGCTTTTACTGGATCATCAGTAGCAAACTTTGCAGCCTTCATAGCATCTTGTGCTTCTACCCAAGACTCTTTCATTCTTACATTTGCTTCTTCAAAACGTTTTGTAGAGTTCTCTACCGACTTATTCAAATCAGGTAATAAACTTTTAACAACAGGTATTACAAAAAGACCCATAGCAGCTACAAGAGCCATTGCGTTGTTCTTAAAGAAGTTAATTATTGGCATTAAACCTTCTGCTACAAAAACTTGAAACTTCATCATCAATTCATCAATTTCTTTTGTAAGCTGTCCTAGTGCAAAAGCATCAGGATCCATAACTTCCCCAATAATCTTATATTTTGTTTCTGCTTGATCTAGTACATCATTTAAAACCGCTTGGGTTCGTTCATATGCATTTAATTGATCTTTGGTTTTACCGATTGCTACTCCATATTTTGTCGTTGCGTTTTCTAGTCTTAAAACGATACCTAATTCGTCTAAGAGTTCTGGTTCCGCTTTAGTAACACCTCGAATTAACCTATTAAATGAGTCCGTAACATCTCTACCAAGTGCTAATGAAGCATTTTTTGCTGCCTCTCCAAGCTTTTCTAACGCTCCCGCACTTAACCCTGCTGCAACACCAATAGCCACACCGCTAGCTGCCTCTTTAAATTGCAGCATGTTGCCTGTAGCTTCTTGTACGTTTCGGGTAATAGTTTGGTATGCGACGCCTGTAACGGCTCCGAATTGTTTTTGACCTTCGATGAGGTTTCGAGTCTCGAATGAGCTCTTTAAAAATTGGAATGCAGCTGAAACGGCAAATACTTGAGCAGCAATTGTTGCATAGACAGCAACTATACCACCTTGCATGGTTTGTGCTTGCTTACTAAAGTTTTTAGTTGCGTTTGATGATTGCTGAGTTACACCCTTTATTCGTCTATCAGTACTTTGAGAAGCCTTTCCAAGCCCGCCCATTTCTTTAGCGAGTTTTTGTGCTTCTTTTCCTGTGACTTTAAAACTACCACCATCTGTAGTGGTAATTACAATCTCAGCGGCGTGTATCTTTTTGCCTTTTGCCATTTTATGTTTACTTCATTCCTCGCCTTTGTTGGGCGTCTTGCTTTCTTTTAAGCGACTCGTTGATATTTACCATACTTGCCGACTCTATAAACTTTAAGAAAAAGCAAACAGTTCTTCTATCCGCAACGGGGATCTGATTTATATTTAACAGAGGTTCTAACGCGGACCAATCCTTCCCCATGTATTGACCACTGGCTCCGTCCCACTTATCAGGTAACATTAAATGGATAAGAAACGCTTCCTGTACTTCTAGAGGAAAATCATCTAGCTCAGGAGGCATTTCGTCAATGTTAGGGTCTTGACCTAACTGATCCATCATTTGAAGATATTGATCAGTAGTTATACTGTCTTGATAATACCTATCAATTAAAGCAAGTATCCATTCTACTTGCTGTTGGTAAAATTTTCAAGATCACCCACCATTTCTGTAACCCAAGTATCAAAATCAGGAGAATTCTTCATTAAAACTTCTACATTTTCTTGTGTAAAGTCTAATTCGGATTCTTCTTGTTCAGGAGTTAATTCACCTAGTAATAGCATATTTTTTGCAAATCCTAGTTTAAATCCTGTCCAACCTTTAATAACTGCTTTAGTGTATTCTTCTAAAAACTTATCATCGTCCATCTGTTCTTCATAACTTCTAGTCTTCTTATTGAAAACTTGTTTTGTACAACGATTTCTGAGTTTCATTAGTTCTTCCCTTGCTAAGTAGCAAAGTGATACACTAAAATCATCACACCCTGGGTATTCAAACTCTACAGTTTTACTGGGAGTCATAAGACTCTTAAGCGATACTGGTTGAGCAGGTGTCTTTTTTACTGTTGTTTCGTTCATTCTGTTCTATTCCTATAAAAGGAAGGCCGGGGGTTGCCCCCCAACCTTATATTGTTAATTTAAGTTACCTACGACTGGTATGTAACTACTACTTCTGATTCGCCCGATGCTATCGCGCTGTCAGAAATGTCTTTAGGTAATCCGTGGAAATTTACATCTAAACTAATCACATCTTCAATAGAGTGCGTTGGCAACTCTAAATGTGCTTTTGGAATAGATACATCTATACGAGGTGTTTGCCCCGCTCCACCGATTGAAAAGTCTAAGTCAAAAGCATTAGTAATTGTACTTGTGCCTTCTAATAGATCTTCAAATAATTCCGCAGATCCTTGATCTACAGTATTAAGATAACAAGTAAAGTTTCCACTTATTGATCTTGTACCCATAACATGTCCTAGAGGTTGGTTAACAACTCCTAGAGTTTCTGGTGTTAAATAACTAAGATTATTTTCAATAGTTATATTTCCACCTGTTAGGGTTAGTACGTAAGTTGAGTCGGAACCTACAGATTCTCCGACTGATTCAGAAACATCATATGTTGCTGTCATACTTGTTAATTTTTGTCTAACAAAGTTAGAAGTACTAGTTACTCCTTCGTTAATAAGACCCATCTTTGTTTCACCGTCTGTTGTAGTATCGAGAGCTGCTTGTTCTGATATAATTGCTCCTTGACCTGACCAAGCAACTTGTGCTAGTCCGTCAATGTCAAAGTCTATCGAAGCAGACCCTACTGAACAATCTGCAATTTTGTAAATTGTTACATTACCATCAGCAGCAGTATCATACTGTGATACTGTTGCGTCATTCGCTGCTCCAAGCACAAAGAATAAATCAAATACTCCAAGTGCTACCATGTTTGAATTTTCAAAATTAAACACGTTTGGTTCCCAAGATGAAGCTGTTGGTGCTCCCGTTCCACCTGTTGCTAGGTTATACGTGGTTGCACTCATAGCGCCCCATAAAGGTCCTTCTACTGCAAACTTTTTGCTAGTACCTGCGTGTCCATTAGACACATAAGCATTTGCGTTTGCACTTGTAGTCGGTCTCATATAAGTACTGAAACTCCATTCAGCAGGAGCAAAAGAGTCATTGAACATAGCTCGTCCTCTCTTACTTCTGAGGTTTGACCCATCTGCAGCCTCGTTCAGAGTAATCTCTGAAGTATTGGTTGCCTGGCTGAATGAAAATCCATCTAGTACGGGTATTTCATAAAGTGCATCGTCTGTGCCTACTGCACTCGCGTGAAACTTCATAAATACTTTGGTATCTCTACTAAAATGAAATGCCATTATTTTCTCCTATCGTTCTCTGAAAAGAGCCTTGCTATATGTTTATAAAGCTTAGCCATTTTCTAGTATCGGATCTCTACGACGACTTCTCCTACGCCGAGAGGCTCCAAAACGCCTTCGTCCGTGTCGACTGTCAGAATTGTTGTCTGAATTGTCGTATGGGACGCTCCTGTTGAATCCGTATATGTGATTGGATCATAATCCTCCATTACAGTTTCAACATCTTCTAGTAACTCTTCTAGTGCTAAAATGACGTCATCATTGTCGTTCACATAACATCTAATAGTTACTCGTAAAAATCTAAAGCGGAATCCTCCGCCATCATACTGTCTAGTCTCTCCACCCGCTCCTACTTGGATAGATGGAAATTCCGTTGTTTCGTCCCAAAACCTAAGTCTGGGACTGACATCTGCAACAGCTGTTCTCATTGGAGGACTGCCGTTTAATGTCTGTTCTAA